AAGTCATGGAAATGTTGGCTACAGCCCTACGTTCCGACAATCCCAAGGCTTTGAAACGGGCTTTGAACATGACTACCGGAGATAAAATCATGGGAGCTTTGGGTGAAATGCTCACAAGTGCGGTTATGAGTCCGGTTCACACTCCGATTATCAGCACAATCGGCGGTGCTGGGGAAACGCTTATTGCTCCAATTAACGGGACTCTTGGAAGTCTCGCACGAATGGCTAGTGAAGCTATTAAACTTCCCCTTGGAAAAGGGGATACCAAAGCCATAAAGCAACGTGCGTATGAGATTGAGGGGTTCCTTAATTACTACGCTTACGTAATGATGAGAGCTAAAGCCAACTGGTCGGCTGCTTGGAATGTCATTAAGACTTCAGAACCCAGTTTTGGTTCTAAATCCAGCCAACTTGTTGAAGTTCGTGGTGGTATGCCCGTGGATAGAAGCCAGCGAGTAGCCGCTGAAACCAAAGGTATTGGTGCTTCTATTGCTCGTTCTGTTTACGGAACTACTGGAAATATTCGTTCCCAAGGCTTCCTATCTTCTGAAACTTTTGGGATCGACCCGAATAAGAACCCTTTTGCTGCTTTGGCTGTGGATGTAATGGGGGAAACTTTCCGGTCAGTTCACCGTGGTATTTTGGGTGCTGATGAGCTTATTAAATCAAGTAATGCTTATGCTGCTGCTCGTTCCAAGTTCCTTGTGGAAGGAAGAATGAAAGGACTGCGGGGCGATAAGCTTCAGCAATACATTGATGAGAACAGTGACCTTTTGATGGACGCTAATAACAAGCTTTACACAAGAGAGCGCATTACCGATGAAGTTTTGGCAGAACTTAAAAAAGAAGGTCTTGAAGGAACAGAAGCCTACCCCGAAATGCTTCGTCGAGTTGAAGCCCGATATAGGGAGGATTTGGGTGCTGCTGGGGAAGAAGCTGAAGAATGGGCTAGGCAGATTACTTATCAGTCCGATCTTGGTAACTACACCACCGGAAAATCAAGCATGGGTAAGCGTTTTCAACAAGCACTTACTGGAATTCCATCTTTACGTTTGGCTCTTGGATTTTACTTTATTCAATCTCCGATCAACCTTGTTAAGATGACCGGAAGGTATCTACCCACAACCATATTTACAGAAGCTATTGGAAATATCCCCCTTAATGGAAAACTGATGAGTGATCGGTTCCCAATGCTCAAAAACGTCCAACGTGAATACACTGAAGCTATGGCTTCTAACAACGAATTCCGTAAAAACCAAGCCGTAGGTCGGCAAGCTATGGGGCTGTTCCTTACCCAAGGTGCTCTTATGCTCTCTGCAAACTCCATAATTACTGGGGGTGGGCCTTCTGGCCCTTCAGCTAAAGAGCAACGTAAGCTCTGGCTTGGGCAAAACCTTCCTTATTCGTTTAAAATCCCTAAAGATTCTAAAGTAGGTAGAACACTTCAAGCAGGAATGATTAAAATGGGAATCAAACCTGACATGGAAACTGGAGGTAATTATTTCTTTGAATATAAGCGGCTTTTTGAACCTGTTGCTTCATTTATGATGGCTGCTTCTGACGTTACTGACTACATGAAAAACCCACAAATGGATGAGCGAACAGTTCAAGATATGGTTGTTGCTATGGGAATGGTGGGAGGAAAGCAAATGACTGAAAAGGTGTATTTTAACAACATCAAACAATTCATAGATTTGACCAACTCCCTGATGGAAGACCAAGATGATGCTACCCCTAAGTTCTTAACTTATCTTGGACGCAGGGTAGCCCCGCTTTCATTTCCAGTTTTTGAGTCTCGTGACTCCCTTCAATACGAACTTAGCTCTTTTACCCAACATATTGCTCGCCGTCAGCCTGAAGTAGTGCGAAATGCAATTTTTGGAGAAGATTATTTCCTACCAAGAGCTTACAACGTGCTTGGGGAAAACATTGATGCGCCTATTACCGACATTCCTTTGGTGGATTTTTTCAATCCTCTTTACGTTGGCTCAAGGAAAGATGACCCTTTGTTAACCGAGCTAAACCGTCTCATGTATAACTTTTCATCTCCCGAAAAATATCAAGCTAACGTAGAAGGAAAGTCTTACGACATGAGAAATATCCCCTTTACGGGGGATGGAGACATACCGCTTCTTGCTAAATCACCAAACGAACCCACAGTTTTTGATTTTAAAGTGGCTACAGAAAACCTTAAAGGGCAGAAAATCAACAAACGAACTGCTTCTTTGGCAAGAACTTACGCAGTTTTGGGGGTAGCTAACCTACCTGAGCCAAACCAAGATGCTTATGACCGTTGGCAGCAAAACATCGGTCAAATAAAAATTAACGGTAGAACTCTCCGTCAACAGTTGGAAGAACTGATTAAAACGCCTCAATACCAAAACCTTGAAACAACTATTTTCCGTGGGGAAGAAAATCCTCGTGCTGGTATGATTACAAAAGAGATTTCAAAATATCGTGCTGTAGCTTTGGATTTGACCAAGGAAGAATACCCGACACTTAAAATGTTTATGGCTAATAAAAAAGCAGCCAACCAAGTTCTTAAAATGGGAGGTAAGCGTGAAGACATCTCCACTGTTAAAAAAGAAATCGACAAACTCATCACTTATCCCAATCAAAAATAATTGACATTACATAACCACTAATTATCTTCTAATTTTATGGCTTTTGCTTACACAAACTACACAGCTAATGGAACTGCTACCACTTTTGCTATTACGTTCCCACGTATCAACGATAACCACGTTAAAGTGTATCAAGCTACCAATGGTTTGTTCAGCTTGGTTTCGGGAACGGCTTATTCAGTTGTCGCAAACAACGTAGTTTTCAATACCGCTCCCGCTAATTCCAGCACTATTCGCGTAAAACGTGAAACTCCCATCAATGCCCGCCTTGTGGATTTCCAGAATGGTTCTCGTTTGGGGGAAAGTGATCTTGATACCGACAGTCTTCAAACTTTTTATCTGCTTCAGGAACACTCAGATGACCAAGAAATTCTTGGGAATGTTGATACTTCTATAGTAATGGGACAGTGTTCTAGACTTACAGACGGAACCATAACCATTACTACCCAAGGAACGTATGTTTCAGTCCCAGCAATAGTTACAGCTACCCTTGACACAGCAGTTTCGTATGGGGTCGCTTTGGATACTACTACTAGTGGGTTTGCTCTTAAAAACACTTCAGGTATCGGAAGGTTTTTCCACATTTACGCTAGTATGGATGTCACGGCTGGAAACAACCACACCATCGGTCTTCGGCTTAACCATATTGGAGGTCAGGGAGAAATTGCTGCCACAGATTGTAGGTCTTTTACTGGATCAGGAAACCAAGAAACCAAGCTGGTTACTTCGTGGATCATTTACATGGCCCCAAATACAAGTGTTACCATGATGGTAGCTAATCACAGCAGCACAACGGCAATAGTGCTTAAACGAGCTAGATTGGTGGTAGCGTCAGTATGAACGAGGATATTGAGCGGCTAGTAAGGCTTGAAACAAAGCTGGATGTGGTTCTTGAAAACCAACATTTTTTCCGTGCGTCATTTGACAAGCATGACGAACGTATTAAAAATCTTGAGAACAGCCGATCACATACTATTGGCTATGCTGCGGCAATAGGAACAGCTATTGGATTGTTTCTAGACAACATGAAACACCTTATTTTGCGATGAACAAAGAAGAAGTCCTTGAAAAACTTTCCGTCAACTTGGCTGAAGAACTGCTTAACCGCATCTCTAGCGGGGAAGCGGCTCCTGCTGATCTAAACGTAGCCCGTCAACTCCTTAAAGATAACAACATTACGGTAGTCCCACAGACTGAGCATCCTGCCCAAAAGCTTGCTTTGGTGCTTCCGTTTGAAGAAAAGCAACAAGCTCATGGCTAAACGCGATTACGCTAAAGAATATCGGGAATACCACGCTAAACCTTCCCAAATTAAGAACCGTTCCAAACGAAACGGAGCTAGGCGGCTGATGATTAAAAAGCACGGCAAAGCCAAGCTCAAGGGTAAGGATGTTGACCACAAAAAACCCTTGAAAAAGGGGGGTTCAAATAGTATGAAGAATCTTCGCATCCGGTCTGTCTCTAAAAACAGAGGCGACAAATCGTTTTAACAACTAAAAGAGCACCAAAAATGAAAAAAATCCTATTGGAATCAGACATTCCTGATTCTTTGCTACCGTTAGATACAAATTGTGAATACTTTGTGGAAAACCAGCAAGTTTCTTACTTTGCTGTCAAAACCAACGGAAATTTGTTGGTCACAAACATAGGTCAAAACGGCTTTCGTAATTTTAAAGTTGATGATGACTTAAACGGAAAAGAACTTGTTGTGTTTCGTGCGGGTGGTGGTGGGGATATTTTGTTTCTGTTCCCCCTATTGGATGAGATTAAACGTAGATTTCCGTCCTGCACGCTTACTGTGTCTTGTAATTCTTACTATCACTTCATAGCCACTAACTGCAAATCTGTTGATAAAGTATTACCATTTCCCGTTAAAGTTAAAGATTTACCTGAAGAATGTGTTATTCTTGGTCTTGAAGGGGCAGTAGAAAATAACGATGCCATGCCTTCAGTTGACTGTATGTTTTGGACTGCTGGACTGCCTCTCCCAGACAGAGAAACCATCAAAAAGTCCCTTGTTTACACCCCTAAAGAAGAACACGTAGCTAAAGCTCAACTTATTCCTGTAGCCAAGCATAGAGATCGTATTCGTATTGGATACCAATGGTCTGCTTCCAGCCCTGTAAGGACGTATCCTCACAAAAACTCATGCGAACTTGTGACCAAACTTGCCGAAGATGGGGGATTTGAAGTGTGTCTTCTTGGTGAGCCAAACAGCATTGAAATCGGCTCAAAACCAGCAAAGGGATGGGTTTACAACATGACCAAAGAAGGTTTGTCTTGGGAAGAATCCGTAGCTTTCCTCAAGTCCTGTGACCTTGTTATTGGCCCAGACTCAAGCAGTATTCATTTTGCTGGTGCTATGGGTGTCAAAGCGTTGGGTCTTTATGCTCCGTTTGAGTGGAACCTGAGAACTAATTATTTTGACTCTGTGTGGTGTTTTCAGCAACGTGGGGATTGTGCTCCATGCAAACACCACAGCAGTAATGCGTATGGGCTTTTCCCTAAAAACAAACCTTGCAGCAAATCCGGTCAATGTGAGGTTTTGGCAACCCTAGACCCTGACCGTGTGTTTAAAAAAGCTCTACAACTCCTAAACAAATAATGAAAACTATTGAAGAACTCCGTCGAATCCGTTGGTTTACCGACTTTGCTTACATCCTCAAGCTCAACAAAAACATCAAAATCCGAACATTTTGTGAGTGTGGTGTTGGCCCGTTGGATATTGCGGCTGCTCCCGAAATCTACAACCAGAAACTTGCTGATAAGGTAATTCTGGTCGAACCCAATGAGGAACTAGCCAATCTTGCCGTAGCTGCCATGCCCAATGCTGACATTTGGCGGGTAGCAATTACCGATTCAGATGAAGTGGGGGGAACAGTAAATTTCCGTGTTAACGGGGGATCAAGCTACGTTGAGGGTTACTGGAGTCCGTCTCCATGCTACGGCCCCGTGACAACAGTTAAAACGAGTCCCTTTAGGGCTATAGACGATGGCACTATTGACGCTATGGTGTTGGATTGTGAGGGAATGGAGTGGGCTGTGCTAAAGAACATGAAAAGCCGTCCTTATTTCCTGTCAATCGAGGTGTGGGAAGGGCATCCCCACTACAACGAAATTTTCCAGTGGCTTAAAGACAACAATTATCAATTCCGTTTTACAACGGGGCCGAGTGGGGAAACCTTCTTCCTAGAACGAGATGTCGAAAAACCAAAAACACGCAAAAGCCGTAGCGATTGACCCAAGGTTACACGACTTTCGGAACTTTCTGTATGTAGTGTGGAAGCACCTAAACCTCCCACAGCCTACCGATATTCAATACGACATAGCTGAGTTTATCCAAACCGCTCCAAAGCGTTCCATTATTGAAGCGTTCCGAGGCGTGGGTAAAAGCTACATCACAAGTGCTCACGTATGCCACCAACTGTTGCTAAACCCTGATAAGAAGTTCTTGGTTGTTTCAGCATCTAAAAGCCGTGCCGATGACTTTAGCACCTTTACCCTGCGGCTTATCAATGAGCTTCCAATCCTCCAGCACCTTCGTCCCACAGAAGACCAACGCAGTAGTAAAATAGCCTTTGATGTCGGCCCAGCAGGAGCCTCCCATAGCCCATCCGTAAAGTCGGTGGGTATTACTGGCATGATTACGGGTAGCCGTGCTGACGAGATTATTGCCGATGACGTAGAGAGTGCCAACAACTCCATGACCCAAGGTATGCGGGACAGGGTTGCTGAATCGGTCAAAGAGTTTGAAGCTGTGCTTAAACCTGACGGAAAGATCATGTTTCTAGGGACTCCCCAGTGTGAAGAATCTCTTTACAACAAGCTACAAGAACGTGGCTATGTTTGTCGGATTTGGCCTGCACGTTACCCAGAACCAAGCAAGCTTGTTAGCTATGGCGATAAACTAGCTCCCCGTATCTGTGATTTGTTAGAAAAAGACCCCCATATTTATAACAAAACTACTGACCCAAAACGCTTTAGTGACCTTGACCTTATGGAGCGTGAAGCCAGTTACGGTAAGAGTGGTTTCCAGCTTCAGTTCATGTTGGATACGAGTCTCAGTGACATGGAGCGTTACCCGCTCAAGCTTTCTGATCTTTGTGTGATGAGCCTGAACCATGAGCTTTCTCCCCAGAAAATTGCGTGGGCTGGTAGTCCTGATTACGTCATTGATGACCTTCCGTGTGTCGGGATGAGTGGAGATCGTTACTACAGCCCTATGTTCGTCAGTAAGGAGGATTGGCTACCCTACGAGGGGAGCATCATGGCAATCGACCCATCTGGTAGGGGTAGAGACGAAACAGCCTACGCAGTCCTTAAATACCTCCACGGTATGCTTTTCCTCACTGAAAGCGGGGGCTTTAACAGTGGCTACACTGATGACACCTTAAATGCGTTAGCTACTATAGCAAAACGACAAAAAGTAACACAAATCATTGTGGAAGAAAACTACGGTGGTGGTATGTTTACCCAACTGCTCAAGCCTGTGCTTGGTCGTGTGTATCCTTGTTCGGTAGAGGAAGTTAAGCACAGTAAGCAGAAAGAGCTTCGGATTATCGACACCCTTGAGCCACTCCTTAACCAACACAGACTCATTGTGGACAAAAAGGTTATCGAACGGGACTACCGAGACAACCAACACCTTCCCCCAGAAATGGCACTTCGTTATCAACTTTTTTATCAGTTAAGCCGCATCACCAAAGATCGTGGTGCTCTTGCCCAAGATGACCGTCTTGATGCCCTAGCTATTGGTGTATCCTTCTGGACAGAAAGAATGGCTCAGGATATAGACCGAGCCGTAGAAGATGCCAAGGAAGCCAAGCTAGATGAAGAACTGCGTAAGTTTTCTGAAAATGTCTTCGGAACCAAGCCACGAGAAAGAACGTGGATAAGCTCAACAATAAACGTAATATGAATATCCTAACCAAACTCCTAAACCTCCTAAAACCCCAAAAAGAACCCATTCCGCTCTCTCCACCCCCAAAGCCAGTAAAAATGGCTCCTAGACCCTCTGTGGATCAAAAGAGGATGGGTTTTAGCGAATCCTACCGACCCACTCCCAATGTTTCCCCCAAACCGATCAAACCGAGGTTGGTAATCCTTCACCACACTTGCGGCAGTTATCAAGGAAGCGTGGCTTGGTGTCTTAACCGTGCTTCAAGGGTGTCTTACCATTGTATTATTGCTGAAGACGGTAGGAGAACAGTGTTGGCGACACCTGATAAAAGAACGTGGCACGCTGGGTTGGCTAACTGGAAGGGTAAGAAAGACCTGAATAGCATCAGTGTTGGACTAGCTTTTGAAAAAGACACCTATGCAAAGCCCCTTACTGAAGCACAGAAATACTCATGTTTGGAGTATCTTAGACCGATCCTAAAGAAGTATTCCATTACTTTTGACGACATCCTAGATCACAGAATGATTGCTCCGAATAGGAAAGACGATCTTAACCCTACTGAATACCATAAACTTAAAAAGTTCCTGTTACTTCATTTGTAAAAACCCCCTTAATTAACGACAACCCAAATCATTAATCATCAACTACTTAGAACTTTGTTTGAGAAAGATGCTTGACAAGATTTTCCATCCTTTTAAAATCAATCTTAACAAGGAGTTAAAGCGATGTTAAAGATTGCCTTTGAAAAAGGAATTGGTTAAGGTGTTAGTTAAAGGGGTCGTTAAGAAGTAGGTTAAACACGTTGCTCTAAGCAAAATATCAACAACATCATCCTCAATAATCTAAATAATATTATGCATAATAAATCTAATGTATCTATTAAACTATGTGTTTCTCCTTCTACTGATTCCATTGAGGAAAGTGTTAAAGACTACCTTGGAAGCTTACCTTTAGATGATCTAGGTCTGGATAAGAAAAGCCTTAGTTATTTACAAGTGATTGCTAAATTAGACAAGAAATGCTTTGTTGGGGATCATCCAGTATCGTTAAAAGATACTTTTTGGTGGTTGGCTTATAGCGAGGCTGGTAATCCGATTGGCTTTAGTGGGCTAAAAGCCTGTAAGAAGAAGGAGAACAAGGGGCTGGGGTATTTTAGCAGGGCTGGGGTAATAAAGTCCTACAGGGGGCATGGAACGCAAAAGAAGATGATTAAAGCGAGGCTCAGGATGGCTAAACAACTTGGGCTTACTCATTGTGTGACCTATGTGAA